AAGGTCGTGCCAAGTACAACGCAGCAACTGGGTCAAACCTCAAAGCTCCACAGCCTGAAGGTGGTCCACGCAAGAAGTCGTTTTGCGCCAGAATGTCAGGAATGCCCGGACCAATGAAAGATGAGAAAGGCAGACCAACACGCAAGGCAGCAAGTCTCAAACGGTGGAAATGTTAACCAACAACAAGGTGATGCTATGAAAGACATGAAACAAGACAAAGCTATGGTTAAAAAAGCCGTAGGTATGCACGACAAACAGATGCACGGTGGAAAGAAAACCGACATGGGCGCTTTGAAAAAAGGCGGTATGCCAATGGTCATGAAAGATGGCAAAAAAATGCCTGCGTTTGCTGCCAAAACAGGCGGCATGACTAAGATGGCAAAGGGTGGCGGAATTGAGTCTAAAGGTAAAACCAAAGGCGCAATGGTACGAATGAAGTCTGGTGGACGTTCTTGCTAAGGAATTATTATGGCTAAGTTTGAACTTTCTGATGAAGCAAAAGCTGCCGGTCTAAGCATGGGTCGTAATCAAAACATTTTACAAAAAGATCGTGATGTTGCTTTGGGTAATGAAGAAAGCAAACTACGCTCTAAGATGATGTCTGAAAAATACAACAGCCCTAGCGTTGTAGACCAGTACCGAAATCTTGAAACAAATCCCGAAGCTAAAGCTTTTCCAGTTTCTACGCCTCGTAAAATTAAAGAAGAGCCTTTAAAAGAATCAAAATCATCTGCTTCAAATTCTGGTTCAAATTCTGGTTCAAATGAAAGACTTGGCAAGATGACAGAAAGGTTAGGCGGTTCGCGTGTTGGCTTTACTGTTCCAGACATTAGCAACCGAAAAGGTGGCGTTATTAAAATGGCTAAGGGCGGATCAGTTAAGTCTTCTGCTTCGCGTCGTGGTGATGGTTGCGCTTCTAAGGGCAAAACTAAAGGTCGAATGGTATGAAAAAGAAACGGTTTGCAGATGGCGGCATATACGACTCAACAGACCCGTCAGGAAGTGGCATGTCTGGCAGTTTGCCTCCTTTAAGTCCTAGGGCAAAAAAAGACGACACTTATTACGATAAGTTACAAGATTTTTATCTTAAAAATACTTCTTCTGCTTTGCGTAATAAAAGAATACCAGACCTGACATTAAAAGATTTAGCTGAAGTTCCTAAAACAGCCGCTTTAACAGCCGGTTTGATTCCTGCAATTCCAATTGCTGGCTTTGCTGATGAGATTGTAAAAGGCAAAAAAGGCTACGATGCATACAAACAAAAGCAACTGCGTGAAGATATTGTAGACTCGGAAGATCAGGCGCTTGGTCGTGCGCCCCCAATAATTCCGCCTTTTAAAAAACAGCCTTTAACCAAAGATCAAATTGCTGGCAAAGAAAAAGTTGAAAGCTTACGTCGCACATATGGTCCAAGCCAAGACGAAAGAGACCGCATGGCACGAAATGGAATGAAAAAAGGCGGTAAAGTTAAGGCAATGGCAAAGGGCGGAAGTGTATCTTCAGCTTCTAATCGAGCTGATGGCTGTGCCAGTAAAGGCAAAACCAAAGGTCGAATGGTATGAGAGCTTCTCGCGGTATGGGTGCAATTAACCCTTCTAAGATGCCTAAGCGTAAAGAACGCCGCGATGATACCGACTTCACTGAATATGCTGAAGGCGGTAAGGTAAAGTCTAAAGTAAATGAAGCAGGTAACTACACCAAGCCTAGTTTGCGTAAGCGTATTTTTAATAGCATCAAAGCTGCGGCGGTTCAGGGTACAGGCGCAGGGCAGTGGAGCGCGAGAAAAAGTCAGTTAATGGCTAAACGATACAAAGCAGCGGGTGGTGGTTATAAATGAGCAGCCTAGCAAAACCGCAGCAGTCTTTAAAAAATTGGGGTGACCAGAAATGGACAACCAAGTCAGGCAAGAAATCGTCTGAGACAGGTGAACGGTATTTGCCCAAGAAAGCTATTGAGTCCCTTAGCCCTGCGGAGTACGCAGCCACAACTAAAGCAAAACGCACGGGTAAGGCAGCAGGCAAACAATTTGTTGCTCAGCCTAAGAAGATAGCTAAGAAAACATCAGGGTTTAGATAATGGCTACTAGTGGTTTAAACGCATTTAATCTTGATCTCTCAGAGCTTGTTGAAGAAGAGTTTGAAAGATGTGGACAAGAATTGCGTACGGGCTATGATTTACGCACAGCTAGGCGCAGTTTAAACATTCTGACAATTGAATGGGCAAACCGTGGCATTAACCTTTGGACAATTGATCAGGGATCGTTTCCGCTTGTTACAGGGCAGATTGCATACCCAATACCAACAGACACAATAGATTTGCTGGATCAGGTAATTCGTACTGGCTCAGGGTCAACACAAGTTGATATCAACATCACCCGCATATCTGAGTCCACCTACGCCACGATCCCCACAAAGAACGCGCAGGGTCGTCCTATTCAGGTGTGGATTAACCGTCAGTCTGGCAACACAAATGCCGTTGCATCAACAACTTTAAACGGTGCAATTACAGCTACAGACACCACAATTAACGTTGTATCAACGGTTAGCTTGCCATCTCAGGGCTATATTAAAGTTGATAACGAAGTCATTCTTTATCAAAACGTGAGTGGAAACCAGTTATTAAATTGTTTCCGTGGGCAGAACAACACCACTGCTGCCACGCATACCACTACAACATCTGTGTATCAAATATTTCTACCTAACGTAAACGTTTGGCCCACCCCCAATGCTCCGGGCAATCAGTATACGTTTGTATATTGGCGTATGCGTAGGTTGCAAGACGGTGGTGGCGGTGTAAACACGCAGGACATTCCTTTCCGGTTTATCCCATGCCTTGTTGCAGGGCTTGCTTACTATTTGAGCTTAAAACTGCCAAACATGGATATGAATCGTGTTGGCGGGTTAAAGATAGATTATGAACAACAGTTTCAGTTAGCCGCAGACGAAGACAGAGAGAAAGCATCAATACGATTTGTTCCACGCAATATGTTTTATTGAGGTGAGTCATGCCCTCTAAATACGCTAGTGGTAAACATAGTATTGCAGAATGTGACCGATGTGGTCAGCGGTATAAGTTAAAAGAGTTAAAGAAATTAGTTGTAAAAACTCAGATATATAACGTCAAAGTTTGTCCTAGCTGTTGGGACCCCGATCAGCCGCAGTTGCAATTAGGCATGTATCCGGTAAATGATCCACAGGCTGTGTATGAACCAAGACCAGATGTAAGCTACCAAGTATCAGGCAATAGCGGTTTACAGGTTGGGTTAACAGGCACAACAAACATTAATGACTATGGTGTTCCTGAAGGCGGTAGCAGGATATTTCAGTGGGGCTGGAACCCAGTTGGTGGCGCAATGGATGATGGTCTAACACCAAATGATTTAGTAGTTGATTGTCAGATTGGTACGGTTACAATAACGGTTACTTAGGAGCTTAAAATGGCTTATAAACGTGTTGCTGATGGCATAGCAAAGAAAGGCAAGACCGAAGGCAAAAACCTTGGCGACAATGGCGCTAAAGTCTTGGGCATGAAAGGTGGCAAAAAAGTTGCTGGTGTTTCGTCTGAGTCAATGAAATCAATGGGTCGCAATCTAGCCCGTGTTGCTAATCAGGGGTAATCATGGCTAAATTTAGCGCAAAAATGATGGGCAAAGAGGTTGGTGATGCTGGTATTTATGCCAAGCCGCACACGATGGATGGCAAGCCCTTGAAGCTATCAGAAAACATGCAAGACCCAAACTGTCTGTCGGCTGAACAAAGTGGTCCTCGTTCTGGTGCAAAGCGTGTTAGCGCAGGCAACCCAGCCCGTGATGATGTTAAAACCACTGGCATTGAAACTCGTGGCAACGGCTGTGCAACCAAGGGTCGTATGGCTCGTGGACCTATGTGCTAACTATGAATTACGCTCAACTTGTCACTGCGATTGAGGACTATACCGAAACCACTGAGTCAACTTTTGTTTCGCAGATACCCAATTTTGTGCAGCTTGCTGAAGAGCGTATTTATAACACCGTTGATTTACCGTCTTTGCGTAAGAACGTATTAGGTTCGTTGACAGCTAATAACAAGTATTTGGCTTTGCCCGGTGACTTCTTGTCTGTGTTTTCATTGGCAGTTATCAATGCTGCCGGTGAGTACGAGTACTTGTTAAACAAAGACGTTAACTTTATTCGCCAAGCCTATACGCAGCCTACAGATACAGGTAAACCACAGTACTACGCCATTTTTGGTCCTAACAGCAGTTCGCCAACTGAGTTAACTATTATTGTTGGACCGACTCCAGATGCTTCGTATAGCGTTGAGTTTCATTACTTCTACTACCCAGAGTCAATTGTTACTGCTAGTACCTCATGGATTGGTGATAACTTTGAATCTGCGTTGTTATATGGTTCATTGCGGGAAGCTGTGATATTTCAGAAAGGCGAGCAGGATATGGTTGCTTACTACGAGAAAATGTACATGGAATCGTTAGGTTTACTGAAGAATTTGGGTGATGGCAAACTACGGCGTGATGCTTATCGTTCTGGTCAATT